CATTATATTTGTCATAGACTTTAAGATAATTATTATCTACCGCAAGATAAGAACTACGTGTAAATCCTGCGACTGCACCTAAAGTTGTAACAACCGGAGTTGCTGCTCCTACGACTGCGGCTCTATTAGGTGAAGTGACTACCATACAATCTTTTCTAATCGACTGTGCAGTTGATACTAGATCATTAACAATAGTGGTTTGATCTGCACTACTTGGTACACCAGGTGCAATCATGAAATCTATAGATAATGCATTAGGATCTTCAAAGTGATCAAATCCTGTTGCATAATCTGCTGTAGCGAGTGTTCCTGAATTTACACCTCCTACAAGAGAAATATTAACATCTGTTGTAAATCCTGTTGTGTAGTCACTAGTAGTGGTAAGTGCTGTGCCCGCTTCAGAGCCAAACTTGCCTGCAAAGCCTGCCATCCAAACGTAACTAGAACCATTATTAATCACATTTCTAATATGACTAGAAGTACCGTCGGTAGTCTTTGCACCGGGTGCCATGGAAACATATGGGAAAGTTTCAAGAATTGTTCCTTGAGTTCCTGTGAATTTTCCGTCTTGATCGATAACAACAACGTGCGCTTCATCTTTTATAGTGCTATTGATTTGAGTTGCAGCTGGCGAATCTAAGTTTGCTGCCCAAGCTGATGTTTGTGGTGGACCATCAAAAAATGCTTTGTAAGGCCAAGAAGAATATCCTGCATCACCTGCACCAGATACAGAAATCATCAAAGAACTTCCAAGTTCTCCTGGATACTTTGCAACGAAAGTATGTGAATCTGCTCCGGTTGAAATATTTTGATTGTCCCAATCGTTTCTATTAGTTACAAGTGGTACGCTTGATGCATCTGAATCATATGCATTTTTTGCTGCTGCGGTATATTCGCGGACAATATAAAGATCGTCTGAATATCTAAGATAGTAAGATGCCGAATGAAAGTCGGTCGTGTTCGATGTTGTGGGTGCTCCAAATGTACCCACAAGTTTTGCTTCGTTGTTTACAAGAGTTGGCTCATCACAAGGACCCCAACTAAAATCGCCGACTAAAGCCCCTGTTGAGGAGGGCACATTGGCAACGCCATTGGTTAGATCAACTTCTTTTACAACTACAGCAGGAGACTCTGATGGTGAGAATAACGCCATGTCTATTTCCTTTTCCAAGTATAGAATTATATGTTATCATAATACGATTATATTCAATTACTGATATTTATAAGATTTTATTTTTACCATCCATCCCAATGCTCTGCTTGTCTAATTTGCCAACCGTCATCCATTGGCGTTTCGACTTCAGTTTGTCCATCTTCTATAAATCCAAAAGGTAACATATCATTTTCAATCTCTTGCATTCTTTGAGAGAACATTAAATCTTTAATATTGATATCTGTAAGTGCCTGAAAATCCGAAGTTCCCACATAATATCCAAATAAAATAAAATTCATTACAAGATCATCATTATTTCCATCAGTTGCTTGCCATGAATTACCTCTAGCTTCAAATGTAGATATTTCTAAAATAGTTTGTTCGTCATGTATTTTTATTTTATCTGTTTCTATTAAATCTTTAAATGCCGAACATCCAATTCTTTTGACTTTTCTATTCATATTAATTCCAATAGCGTCTGCTTTCACTAAAGATTCTACATACATATTTTCGTATTCTAGATCATGATACAATCCATTACACACTACCATTCCTGCGTCATTAGATTCTACAACAATTGTAGCGTTATTGTATGACTTTGCATATTTTTCAATTATATTAGGAAATAACAATGGAGATATTGTATTACATCTGTAAACCAAAACTTGTTCTATAGAATTACCATTAGTAACATCAATCATATTAAATGTAGAATAATCTTGGCCTCTACCTTTAGCAACATCTACTAAACATACATATGAACTATCTGGTAGAGGTTCTTTATAAATTAATACATTATCTTTATCAATTCGTCTAATAGGCTCTTTAGCTTTTAATTTTAAAAGACATTCAGCATCAATGAGCGTGTTTCCTGTACCCATAAAAGTGTTACCAAACTCTTGGTCAAACTGTAGTTGAGATGTATTTGATATAGTTTCTTTTTTCCAATTATCATCTCTACCAGGAACATCCCACCAATCAACACGAAAAGGAACGTATTCGTTAGTTTTTTGAACGGCGCCTTCCCATATTTTATGAAAAATATTGCCAACACCGTTCGCAGTTGAAGTTATTATTACTTTTGTTGTTTTACCACTTGAAACAACTGGATAAGTTGATGTATAAAATGTTGCTGCATTTTCAACAAATGCAAACTCATCAAGATATAGAAGATTAACGGACATACCACGAATTGATGATCCTGATGTAGCCGCGGCTACAATTCTAGAATTATTGCTAAATTCAATAGACCCTTTATTAAGGGCTTTACATCCTGGTTGTAAGAAGAATGGTAATCCTTCAAGCATGAGTGTTACACGATTAAGCATTTCTCTTGCAGTTGCGCCTTTGTTTGCCATAACGGCAATAGTTTGTTCACTATGGAATAATGCAAACCAAAGTAGATAAGCACATGAAGAAATAGATTTACCGGACTGTCTACATGCCAATACAATAGAAAATCTGTTGTCATTAAAATTTTTGAACATTTTTTCTTGATATGGATATAATTTAAAGTTGACAAGACCTTTGTCAAGAGATATAATTTTGCAATAAGTTTTAGCAAAGTAAGCAGGATCTTTCATGCATTTTGCATATTCCTTTACTTCACTTTGTTGCCATTGTTGTGCAATCCCATCACGTTTTACATTGGGATTACCTAAATAGCTTTCTTTTTCATTTAATATCATCTGTAGTATCAATCACTTTGGGATCATCAATATTCTGTAACATTCTTTGAAGTTCTACCGTAGATCCAACAAATAAATTATTGTTAGTTGTATTACCTTCAATTTGCTTTGCTTTGCTTTGTCCTTTAAGATCATTTTTTTTCTTATGTAAGTCAAGCAATTTGTCATTAACGTCCGAGACATTTTTTATGAGAGTTGCTACAACTTCAAATGCTCTAGGATGCTCTAGGGCTGAGGCTATATTCATCATTTCACTTAGAGATTCTTGACCTTTATTAATAAGATCGTAATAAGTATCTCTTGAAAACTCTAAATCGCTTTTTACATTATCTGAATCGCTCATTATTTTTTCCTATGCACTATCAAAATTTTCTATTATAGTTTGAGTAAAACCAAAATCGCTATCTCCAGTAGGCGGACTTATTCCTAATGGATTAGGATCTATCGTATATTGAGCAAGTTGAGGATCATTAGAATCGCCTAAAATTTGATTATGAACATCCGTTATAGTTTTTCTAACGATCTTGCCGCTGTTAATAGGACCATAAAAATTTGCAAGCATTGTAAAATCTAAAGTATAAATTATAGTTCGCCTTTGTTCTAATGATCCTTCAAAATCATCGGAAAAGTTTACACTAGTTAGTGTAATAGGAACATCTTCTTTTATACCACTAGCAAGTTTAGCAAAAGGTTTCATTGTTATTGTATAATGAGGATTAAAGTATGGTATTATCTGTTCAACTATCTGAAGTGCATCGTCTTGCGTTTTTGCGTAAATATTTAACTGAAATGAAATGTCATATGGCGCTGGTGTAAAAAATTTATTCTTTGTTGTAGACGTAGCAGTATTGGAAAATTGGTTCATCTTAGGCAATTTTCGTTCTGTATTGTACTGTAAAGATGTAATTTCAAAAGACATTCTAGGCAACTTTAAAGCCACTTTAGTATCAGTATCTAAGTCTGGATTTGATCTAATTCTCGCAAGATATTTTTCTTTAGGAGCGTATGAGAGCGGTACTTTTATTTGGCTGATTACTCTACCATCACTACGCTTCCTCAAAACCATTATGTCATTGAACATTGTTCCAAAAATAGCTACGGACTTTCTAATTCTTTCGTGATAAAAATATTCTAGCATGATTAATCTCCCGGATCGCCGAATGGATTAGTCTCAGAGAAATCTAAAAAGTCCAATAAAACATTTGTTGTAGTTGCTGAAAAATCTTCGTTCTGTTCAATTTCCGAAATTTTATTAGTTTCTGATACAGATAAAATTTCAAATTTATTTCCATGTGTTGAACCCACAAGAAATTTACTCGAATCTGCATCAGGTGTAAATTGTTTAAATGTACCGTCCGCTGCTCCTGCATGAATAACAGATATTATGCGAGTATCTGGATTATAGTGAGAAACTTCTCCATGCATTGTTGTATTTCCCACTACTTGAGTAACTTTTTCTCCAACATCAAATCTTCTAGATGGTGGTGGCGCTAAGGTAATAACTGGAGGAGTAGCTGAATCATAATATTTTCCCGCACTATCAATATCAATTCTTAATATTTTTTTAGTTTCAAAATTTAAAACTGCAGTAAGAGATGCCGAAAAATGTGCTGCTGTTCCTGTAGATGAGTCTACTGTTGCTGTGGCTTGACCAGTATAAAATTTACCATTAGTGAGCATTCTAATATGAGAAACACTATTATTGTCATCATCACTATCCATTATAGCTTCAGCAAACGCTCGGTAATTATTAGGGTCATCTGTAGGAGCAGATAATGTTATTGTGGGTGAACTATAATATCCAGCGCCTTGATTTGTTAAAGTTAAACTTGTCACTTGTCCAGATTCTATAGTTGCTGTT